GATTTGTCTACATCTATACTATACGTTATTCGCTTTACTTCGTTTCTAAGTTCGTCTATAGGGGAATAGGCATTCAAACGCTTGTTCACAGTAAACCCCTTTTTTTCCAATCGCCCAAGTTTATTAACAAGATCCGCTTTCTCTTCATCAATTGTCTTAAAGCCAGGTGATGGTTTTTCTTCCTCTTCTTCCATCATGTATCCACCTCCTCCTCCACCCCCGTAGTCCATTTCGGGTTCGTCGTCGTATTCGTGATAATCAAGAGGTGCTTCCGGTGGAGGTACAGATGGTTGTGCTTGTTTATTTGGGTTCGCAAACGAATCAATATCTTCCTGGAAAATTTGTGGTTGTGGTGCTGTAAATTGTGTTTTCATTTGTGAAATTTGTTTTTTTACAGGCTGACGTCGAGGAATATCAATTTCAATTTCGTTCATCAGGGCCTGTTCGTTATCATCAAGTTTCATGACATTCGTATTTTTACGATCAAGAATAATTTCACCGTCCATTACTATTACTCTTTATATTGAAACTATTCTATTCTCTTTAACGCACTTTATAAAAAATGTTGTTTCAATATAAATGAAACTTAACGCCACCAACAGAAACACGATCAAAGCTATCGTCATCATCATCGCAGTATTGTGTGTTCTCGCAATGTTACGTACCAGCGGATACCAGGGTAAAGAGGTCGAAATCGAAACTGTCAATACGGGTTCGCTCTTCGATATCCCATCGACCGAAGAATGTTTGGGTAATGCCTACTACTCCGACAGTAAAGGTGGTGTGTGTGACGGACAAAAACTTGTTCGCGAACAAGCGAGCTATAAGATGAAGTAAAATCTCCAGTATATATAAATGGCTTTAGTGACGAGTCAATCCACTTTACCCGATTTCGAATATGAGTATCATACGATTACCGTTGACACTATAGGTCAAGCAAGTAAAAATACGTTCACGGTTCATCTTCAGCAAACGCTTGAAAATGTCGTTCAGGTAAGACTTAATGCTGCACAAATTACAACAACGGGTTCAAATGTATGTTACATATCTATAAACGAACTCAATACAAATTATACACAACGAACATCAAATATTTATGGGTACGAAGGTCAACCATCTTTATCAAAAGTAAATAATTCGTTTGGGAGTTTGATTAGTGGAAATGGTGCAGCTTCGGAGATTATTTTCAAAGACAATTACCCAGTCGTACAACAATATTCGACACCTATACGAAAAATAGATAGATTAACAATTAGTTTATTAAATCAAGACGGTATTACTATATCAGGTACCGACGATAACTTTTTTATTTTTAGATTTATATGTAAACAAAAAAATTTACCATTCCAGGGGGGTAGTAAATAACGCATATTTTTAACCTTTTCTTATTATAAATGTCATCTGGTATTGTTCAACTTATAGCAATTGGTGCTCAAGACGAATACATTATGGGCGAACCAGAAATATCTTTTTTTACGTCAACGTTTAAACGACATTCTAACTTTTCACAAGCTGTTGAAAAACAGACCATTCAGGGAGATGTGAAAGCGAATTCTATGTCATCTATTCGTTTTGATCGAACAGGTGATATGTTAGGGTATACATACCTAACAATTGATAATAATACACAGGCACTCGATATTCAAAGGTGGGACACGCTTATAGACAAAGTTGAGCTTCTCATTGGTGGTCAGGTCATAGATACACAAGATGCCATTTTCACCGAAAAAATAGCAATCGATACGTTTGCAACAAACGTATCAAAAAGTGCAAATGGTACACACCCAGGTATAAGTGCACGTTCCTATTTCTATCCATTTAGATTCTTCTTTTGTGAGGGTGCACAGTGTGCTTTACCCATAGTCGCTTTACATTACCATAACGTCGAATTACGTATACATTGGGGACCAAATGCGGGTAACTATAACTTTGAGTGTTATTCAAACTATTATTACCTCGATAACGAAGAACGTGGTAACCTTGTTTCGCGTAACCATAATTTAATTATTACCCAGGTTCAAAAAAGTATCCCATCAAATGAACTTTCTCAAGAATTGACGTTTAATCACCCAGTAAAGTATCTCGCATCTTCGGATACAACCACAGAAGGAGCATTAACATCAACCACTAATAAAATTAAAATTGAAATAAACGGTTTAGATATAGGTAATTTCAAGTGGGCGAAACCACACTTCATAGACGTTATGAACTATTACCACACAAACTTTGTTACGTCACCCGATTTTTTCTTATATTGTTTTTGCTTATCGACGAGTTCGCTCCAGCCGACAGGAACACTCAATTTTAGTCGATTAGATTCTGCAAAGGTAGTCAGTCAAACCATGATAATTAGTGATCCTATATACGCAGTCAACTACAATATACTTCGTATTGAAAATGGTATGGCTGGTCTTATCTACGCAAATTAAAATACGTACCTATATTAAATGGTTAAAAACATACCGACCATCGAGCGGTCTACCAAAATCCGGTTTGGTAAATACGCTACGGACGACCAGGGTGAAAACACGATCGTATTCAATGCTTCTAATGCAGCTATAGGTACATCGGTTCCAGGGAGTATTTACATGACACCACTTCGTCAAGAAGATGATATAACATCCAGGGATATAACCATGTTAACGTATAATACAGAAACCAAGGAAATTATAGATTCGAATGTACCTGCGGTTGATCTTTTTTCGATTAATTTACAATATGCGACGAATAATGATAACGTTACATCAAATACGGTTCGTTTTATAAATGATACGACTTCGTTTGTAACAACTGGTAATGTCGGTATACAGAATACAAGTCCTACACACGCACTCGATGTAGGTTCAAATGTTCATGTGACCAAAGATGGTGAAGTACGCGTGGGACCTTCTATTTTAATAGATTCTAGTGTAACTAATAAAATTCAAGTTTCGGGTAGAATAAATACAGATTCAATAACTGTAGACCATATTGGTTTATCTAACAATAATCCAACTATAACGGGGTTAAGTTTAGGTTCGAATACGTTTTTACAACACCCAACTGCATCCATAAACGCGTTTAGTACCACGGGTAACGTAAGTGCGGCATTTTACCATGGCGATAGTTATTTTCTTTCAAACTTGAATTTAAACAATATCGTTTTACAAGGTAATACAACCGCTTCTAGAACAGTTCAGTTTAACTATGCAAATGGTCCAGCTTTGATCACGAACGGTAATGTTGGTATACAGAATACACATGGTATACACACGTTAGATGTTGGTTCGAACTTATTCGTAGACGATAAAGGTCCAAATATATTAGTTGTGACTGGTAATACGTTCACATCGAGAAAAGTATTAATTGGGTCGAATGTTACTATAGATACTTTAGGGTCTAATGTTGTCGAAATTACGGGGAACACGTTTACTTCAAGAAAAGCTTTGATTGGTTCAAACGTTACTATAGATACATTAGGGTCTAATGTCGTTGAAGTTACGGGGAACACGTTTACCTCGAGAAAAGCTTTAGTTGGGTCTAATCTTGTCATGGATACACTAGGATCTAATGTTGTCGAAGTTACGGGGAACACGTTTACCTCGAGAAAAGCTTTGATTGGTTCGAATGTGACTATAGATACACTAGGATCTAATGCCGTCGAAGTTACGGGGAACACGTATACCTCGAGAAAAGCTTTGATTGGTTCGAATGTGACTATAGATACTTTAGGATCTAATGTTGTCGAAGTTACGGGGAACACATTTACATCGAGAAAAGCTTTGATTGGTTCGAATGTGACTATAGATACTTTAGGATCAAATGTTCTCGAAGTTACGGGGAATACGTTTACTTCGAGAAAAGCTTTGATTGGTTCGAATGTGACTATAGATACATTAGGAACAGATGTCGTTGAAGTTACGGGGAACGTAAACGTATCGAATTATACAAAAACAGACTACATTACCGTACAAAAAGACGCACACGTAAAAGGTAACCTTCTCGTCGAAGGTACGACAACAACAATTGATACAATAAATACAACTTTCGGAGATGCCGTTATAAGTCTCGCAAACAATAACACTGAAACATCGACAGATATTGGTATTATTATGAAACAACCCGATAGTAATGCAAGTCCAACGGTAACTTTTAGAGGTGTTGAAAAAGAAATGATGATAGGCTACACACTAAACAGTTCTTTAGATACCGAAATCACACCCGATTCGGCAAATGTTATAGATTTACACGTATATGGTAATGTAATAGCACAAAACAACATAACACTCACATCGGGTGAACTAACGGCAATTACATTAAATGGTAACGTTGTTGGGCATAGTGCAAATGTGATTACTTTGAATGGCAACGTTGTCGGGGATAATGTATACACAACAAATAATATAGAAACAACATCTGGATTTTTTATAGGTGACGGTGGTATTCTCTCGAACGTCACTCTTCAACAAGTTACGGATGCGGGTAATACGACATCAAATACGGTTCAGTTTACGAACGCACACACGGCGTTTACGACCGATCTTACGTCTAATGTAGGTGTTAAACTCAACCAGCTCTCTAATGTCATCATAACAGATCCAAATGATCATAAAAGTTTACTTTATATCGACGGAAATTGGATAGACGATTACATAGATTTTACTTCCATAGAAGTAAAAGCGGATGAAGATCTTTCAAAAGGTGATGTTGTTTATATAAACGATGGTTCGGGAGACACACCCGAAGTAAGAAAAGCGAATTCATCCAGTGCTTCAACCATGCCCGCTATAGGTATTGTTATGGATGGTACTATAAACGAAAACGAAAACGGACACGTCGTTACTTTTGGTACGTTTGGTATGACGTTTGACACGAATTTTCAAAAAGGTGAAATACTTTATGTGAGTAACACCACACCCGGTGGGTTAATGAATACAGTCCCGTTTAATAACACGGATAAAATACAAAACGTTGGTATAGTTGTTAAATCCGGTGAGAAAATTCTTGTTACGGGTGTTGGTCGTTCGAACGATATTCCGAACGCGGAAGAAGTTTACGCGCAGCCAACTTACGTTTACGTGAATAGCACAGGTAACGAACTCAAAAAGATACTCGCTTCAAATTTGAGTGCAAATAACCAAACTTTGGATATGGTTACGTCGTGGAGTAACTCTACTACAAACACTATCGCATCAACAAACATAACAACCGGTTTCATATCATCGGGTAACGTTCACGTTGGAAGTAATATTTTTGTTTCCGGTATAAAAGATCCTTCAGGTACCGGTATCAGTTATATACCCATGATTGAAAAGGGGACGGGTAAACTTATTCGTTCACCCGCACACGTAGATAATGACGGTACATACATTATAAACGCAGCAAATGCTGAGTTTACGGGTAACTTATCGTTTACCGGTAACACGTACGTTTTCGAGTCAAATACGGTAGTTATTAACGATCGTATCTTAGGTATTGCGAATAACAATACATCGCATACACTCGATGTTGGTATAATCATGGAACACCCGGGACATAACATTGCATTTATACACCACGGCGAACCAGAAGGAGAGGACTTACATGAACACGAAATGGTACTTGGATATACACAAAACACGGTATCGGATAATCATGTTCTTGATGACGCAAATATCATAACGTTCCGAGTTTTAGGTAATGTCATCGTACAAAACAACTTAACACTCACGTCCGGTGATTTAACGGCTATTACTGTAAACAGTAACGTCGTAGGGGATAATGTGAATGCAATTACTTTGAGTGGTAACGTCGTAGGGGATAATGTAAGTGTGATTACTTTGAGTGGTAATGTCGTAGGGGATAATGTAAGTGCGATTACTTTGAATGGTAATGTTGTTGGGGATAATGTAAATGCGATTACTTTGAATGGTAACGTTGTTGGTAATAATGTAGATGTGATTACTTTGAATGGTAATGTTGTTGGGGATAATGTGAATGCAATTACACTTTATGGTAACGTTATTGGTAATAATGTAGATGTGATTACTTTGAATGGTAACGTTGTCGGGGATAATGTAAGTGCGATTACACTTTATGGTAATGTCTCGGGTGATAATGTAAACGTGATTACCTTGAATGGTAACGTTGTTGGTAATAATGTAGATGTGATTACTTTGAATGGTAATGTCTCGGGGGATAACGTAAGTGTAATTACTTTGAATGGTAACGTTGTTGGGGATAATGTTGTTGCTACGAACATGTACGGATCAATTGAGGGTGCAAACACTATAAGTGCTTCCACTATTTATGTAGGTACAGGTACACCCGATCTCAATGGTTATGATTTACGCGTCGAAGGGGATACAGAAATTACAGGCAATTTACTCGTAGGTGGTACAACAACAACCGTAAACACACAAAATCTTATTGTTCAAGATCCAATTATTCAACTTGGCAATGCATCAGCTTCAGTAGATTCTGGTTTATTACTTGCGCGCCCAATAACTAATCCAGTGACAGGTAATGTATACGTAGGGTACGACCAAACTGAATCTGAATTTGCAATTGGGTTTACGGATAATCATGCAGGAGAATCTTCTATAACTGTAAAAGACGGGGTAAATTTTAAAATGAATGTATATGGTAACGTCGAGGCAAGTTACTTTTTTGGTGACGGTTCCCAACTTTCGGGTATACAAACGGCGACACCAACGTTAGCGAGTGTTGTCGATGAAGGTAACACAACATCCAACGTCGTCCAGTTTTCAAATGCAACAACTGGTATTGAAATAACTTCAAATATTGATTTTGTAAATAAAATAACACTTAAATCAACGAGTGGAACGAAATCGAATTTATTCGTCGTGAACGCGATAAAACTTGACCCGGCTTATGCAGCCCCTTCGAATAACGTTTTATCTTTCAACACAACAACAGGTGAAATCTACGATTCGGGAGGACAGGGTGGTTCGTCGTTCGTTAATATAACCGAAGAAGCTGCAAATGTATTGATAGGTTCGAACCTTACCATAAACACATTCGGGTCTAATGTACTCACGGTTTCGGGTAACGTTTCGGCGGATAACATTACAATTGGAGGGTTAAACGTCGCGGCATCACCTTTTGCATTAGACGATGTCGTGAGTGTTAATGCAGGTGCAAATGTAACCGCAAATGTTCTCACGTTAGGTGGCCTCGTTACATCAGGGAACGTAAATACCGGAAATGTAATTACTACAGGTGATATTACAATATCAGGTAATACCACGTCACAAAATATAAAATTAACGAATACGGATATTTCTGCAACTATCTCTTCTGGAACAATAACAATTGACGCAAAAGAAAAAACGTATGGTACAGCACCACTCGTCGTTTCAACAACTGACGTTTCAAATCTTGTATTTTCAAATTTTATAACGGGTGCACAAATTGTCGTGCCTATACTCGCGAGTGGAGGTGCCATAAACATTTCCTCCGCCATGACGAACGTCAACTTTTATGCAATGACGACCGATGTTTCAGTTACCCAAGACAAACATGCACTCATGACACTATCGAATTTATATGGAAATATTTATATGAATGCGATTGGATTTGCCTAGGTTAAAAAAATAAAACCTTAGTATAATATAAAATATGTCTGGAGGTATTGCTCAACTCGTTGCCGTAGGTGCCCAAGATGCGCATCTCGTCGGCCAACCTGAAGTTTCTTTTTTCAGGTCCAACTATAAACGTCACACAAATTTCGCCCAAACTGT